CACAAGACGAATTATCATCATTAACAGGCGAACGCAGGCTTGTTGATATTTGGCGTCGTGAGATTGACAACGCAAAAAACTATCATGAGAAATCAAAAGAGATAGCAAAAGAATATCAAGAGCTTTACGAATCACAAGAGCAAGAGCAAGAAACTAGATTGTCTTTAAAATCAACATATCCTATTTTTTGGAGCAATACACAAGTTTTACGCCCGCTTTTATTTTCTAAGCTTCCAAAAGCCAACATTACGCAATCTTTTTTCAATGATGATGAGATTTCAAGAATTAGTAGCGAGTTAGTTGAAAGATTGCTAACTTATTTGCTTAAAGAGTCTGACGCTGAAAATCAAATTGAAAAGATTAGAGATGCTTATTTAGTCCAAGGTATTGGTATTCCTAGAATCGTATTTATTCCACCTGAGCCAATCGAGATTAAATCTAAAAAGAAAAAAGAAAAACCCGAAATGGAAGATGAGGGCGAATCTGAAAATAAAGATGAATCATCATCTAAAGATTATTCCGAAGATATGGCGGAGGGTGAGACTGAAGATACAGAAGAAGAAACATCATACGAAACTGATGAGTCTAAAAAATCATTTAAGATTGAATTCGTTGATTATCAAGATTTTCTTAAAAGCACTGAAAAAGAGTGGAATAAATTACGCTGGGTTGCTTTTAAGAAATATTACTCAAGAAGAGAATTGATCGAATATTTTGGCAAAAAAGGCGAGAAAGTGCCAATGACCAATGTTAAATATGAAAGTCTAAGCCAAGACAGTCAACAAGATGATTTATATAAAATGTGCGAAGTTTGGGAGATATGGGACAAAGAAAATGAAGTGTGCCATTTTATCACCTTCGCAGGCGATGGATATGTTTTATCAAGCGAGGAAGATGGCTACAATCTTAAAAACTTCTTCCCAATCCCAATGCCGATGGGGCTTAATGAGTCTAAAAAATTATTACCTAGTCCACTTTATAGCAAATACAAAAATCTAGTCGAAGATTTAACTGATATTCACGACAGAATTTCAAGTTTAGTTAAACAAGCTAAATTTACTGGTGCTTATACTTCATTTGCCGAGAAAAGCGATGTTGAAAATATTATGAATGGCGAAGATGGTGAGTTTAAAGCACTTAAAACCACCGCCAATATTGATGATGCTAGAAAGTTAGTTGTATTTAAACCCCTTAATGAAATTGCCAATACAATCACCATTCTTAGAACTGAAAAGATGGCATTAAAACAAGATATTCAAGAAATTACTGGATTGTCTGATATTGTTAGGGGTGCTAGTGTTGCTTCCGAAACCGCAACCGCACAACAATTAAAAGGAAACTTTGCTATTAGTAGAATTCAACCATTACAAAAAGAAGTTGAGTTTACTATTAGAGATACATTGCGTTTATTAGCTGAATTAGCAGTTGAAAAAATGTCAATCAATGAAATTATTAAAATTACTGGTTTAAAAGTGGTTGATGTTGATTTAATCCTCACAAATGCAAAACAAAGCCTAGAAATGGAAAAACAACAAGCAATTACTTTGTTAGACCCGCAACAACCTGATTTTAAAGAAAAACTAGCCATGCTTGAGCAACAAGTTCAAATTGGCTTTCAAAAAACAGTTAAAGATTTACAAGACCAGTTAAAAGGCTTTGTTATCCAATTTAAAGATTTACCAAAACTAGCTAAAACAATTAAAGATGATAAACTCCGTTGCATTAGCATTGATATTGAAACTGATAGCACTGTAAAAATTGACCAAAACCAAGAGAAAATGGATAGAATGGAATATATCCGTACTATTAGCGGGACAATTCAATCTATGGTGCCAGCGGTTCAAACTGGAGTTATTTCAAAAGATGCCTTAAATGAGTTTGTTATATTTGCTTCTAAACCATTTAAAGTTGGTCGCAATCTTGAAAATTATCTTAAAAATGAAGAGCCAATTGAGGAAAAACCAGACCCGCAAGCAATGATGGCACAAGCTGAAATGGAACTTAGACAACAAGAATTGCAATTAAAAGCACAAGAAATTACTGGTAAATTAGATTTAGAGCAACAAAAAGTAAATGTTGAAAAAGCTAAAGTCCTAAATGACCAGAATAAATTTGAAACAAAAATTGAATTTGAAGATGCTAATAAACAAGCTGATCGTGAAGCTAAAAGACTTGATATGAAAGTCAAAGCTGGAACGGAACTTGTAAATGAGCAAATTCGTAATGCTAATCAACCAACGCAAATTTAATATGCCATTAAAAAAAGGTTCATCAAATAAAGTTATTTCTGCTAACATTAAAAAAGAAATGAAGGCAGGAAAACCACAAAAACAAGCAATAGCTATAGCCTTGTCTAATGCTGGTAAATCTAAAAAGAAAAAATAAATATGAAAAAAGGTTTATACGCAAATATTCACGCTAAAAGAGCAAGAATTGAAGCTGGCTCGGGCGAGAAAATGAGAAAAGTAGGAACAAAAGGTGCTCCTACCGCAAAGAATTTTAAAGAAGCTAAAAAAACTGCTAAAAATGACAAAAAAAACAGTTAATTTAAGTATCGGGCGTGGTGAGAAGTCAAAAACAGGAGGACTCACCGCTAAAGGTAGAGAAAAATATAATAACGCTACTGGAAGTAATTTAAAACCACCAGTGAGTAGAGAGCAGGCACAAAAAAGCCCCGCTTCTGCCGCTCGAAGAAAATCTTTTTGTGCTAGAATGTCAGGAGTCCCTGGTCCAACATCTAAAAATGGTAAACCAACTCGCAAAGGTTTAGCTTTAAAAAAATGGGATTGCTAAATGACTACAAAACGCTTAACATACATTGACGGCGAAGCACATTGGGTTGAAATAGAAGTAAGACCAGTAAGCAAGTTATCAGAAGGACTTAAAGAGGATTTAAGTCTTGATAGTTATATTAAAAAATACGGCTCTATTTATAATCATGGAGACGGAAAGCATTACACTACTAAAAACTCTTACCTTGATGCTTTGAAGCAAAAAGGACAACATATAAAAGATTATTAAAATATTATTTGACAATTATTATTAACCAATTATTTTATTATGGATATTAACGAAGACTACAAAAACGAAATGCTTGATTTAATTAAGCAAAATAGCGAATCTCAAGAGCAGGAAGCTGTTGAAGAAAGCGAAAATGAAATAGTAGAAACCGAAAATATCGAAGAATCACCACAAGAAGAAGAAACCGAAAATAAAGAGAGCGGAAGCCAAAAAGAGGCAAACATTGATATAGAAAAAGAATTATCAGGTTTGCCAAAAAATTTGGTCGAAGCTGTCAAAACATTTAAAGACCCTGAAGACAGGGAAAAAGCAATTAAGATTGCCAAAGAACAGCGTGCAAGAGAAGACAGGCTACATTTACAACTTGGCAATACTAAAAAAGAGCTTGATAATGTAAGCGGATTATTAAAAAATTTAGAAAGTAATCCTGCCGAAACTTTCAAAGCTTTAGCAAAACGAGTCAATTTTGACTTAAAACAAGTCGTAGATGATGAAGCTGTTTACGAAGATGAGTTATATCTCACTCCAGAAGAGCAAATCAAACGAGAAGCAAGAAACATACAACAAAATTCTTATCAATTATTACAAAACGAAATAATACAACGCGAGTCTCAGGAGACATTGGCGGAATTTTTAGAAAACCCTGATATAGATATGGATTTGATTGCTCAACATGATGTAGAATTTGGCAATTTTTATTCAAAAGAATTGAGAAATTTATATGGTGATAAAACTTTCTATCCATCTAAAATAAGGGCTAAAGCATTAGAAACAGCTTATAAAAAACTAGAAAGATTGCAACCTGATTATGAAAATAAATTAAAGGCTAAAATCCTAAAAGAAGTAAATGAGCAAAAAAAGGAAAAATTTGATGAAGCCAAGAGGCAACAAAAAATTTCTAAACCTGTAGCTAATGGCAATAAACCAATGACTTACCAAGAAGAACAACTTGCATTAATTCGTAAATATAGATAAGAGTATAATTTATATACTTATATGGCTGGAAATTCAAATTATAGTTCATTAATTTCATCTACCTTAGATAAATTTATGAAAAACTCGGTTACATCATCTGTAATCGGAAATAACGCATTGCTTAAAGCTTTGCAAAACAAAGGTAAAATTGTTCACGAAGAAGGCGGAAGAAACTTTCAAGAAAATATTGCTTATGCAAGTAATTCTACAGTTCAATTCCAAAATCCAACTGACCTTTTAAATACAACTCCTCAAGACGAGTTCACTTCTGCACTTTTTGCCCAAAAAATGCTTACAGGAACTGACCAAATCTCTGAAAAAGAATTATTGCAAAACGCAGGTGATGCAAGAATTTTTAACCTATTAGAAGGTAAAAGAAAAAACTTAATGGATTCTTTAAGAAACCAATTAGGTTCTGCTTTATTCTCTGATGGAACAGGTTCTGGTGGGCTTACCATTGGTGGTTTACAACTTTTAATTGCTGATGACCCAACAACTGGAACAGTAGGTGGAATAGACCGTTCAACCAATTCATTTTGGAGAAACCAAGTTTATGATTTTACCACTGCAACAAGTGGAAGCAATGCTTCTGCATCTAATATCCAAGCTGGTATGAATAGTCTTTATTTATCTTGTCAAGTTCAAGAAGGTTCTTTTCCTGATTTGATTCTTGCCGATGCTAACTATTTTTCATTCTTTGAAAATTCTTTGCAACAAATCCAAAGAATTACAACTACTGGCGAAGGTAAATTAGGTTTTGAACAATTAGCTTATAAATCATCTGCTGTTGTTTATGATCCGAACTGTCCAGCAAATCACATGTATTTCTTAAATACTGATTATCTTAAATTCCAACATTTAAATAATCCGTTGTTTACTAAAGGTGAAACGCAAAGACCAATTAATCAGTTGTATTATATCACTCCTGTTTATTTGTATGGAAACTTGACTATTAGCTCTGCTAGAGTTCATGGTGTTGCTAAAAACTAAAATTTAAAAGGAGAAATAAAATATGTCTAATTTTTCAAATATGGAAGCTGATATTATCGTTCAAAAAATTGACGAAACATCAACTACCAAAAATCACTCTCTTGGCAAAATTATCCGTGCCGAAGATAAAGACACTACCAATTATGGTGCAGGTGAATTTATCTATTTAAAAGGTGTTGCTTCAACAGCAGTTGGTTCTTGGGTGCTTTATTCGCCTGATGACTTTTCAACAAGCCTTTTAGCCGCTAATGATATTGGTTCAGTTGCAGTCGCAATGTCTGCTTGTGTTGCCGATAATTATGGTTGGTATCAAATAAAAGGTAAAGCAGTCGGAAAAGCTCTTACAGGCTTTCTAGATAATGCAAATGTTTATTCTACTGCCACAGCTGGCTCGGTAGATGATACAGTTTCTGCTGGTGATAGAGTTAAAAACGCAAAAGGTGCTTCTGCGGTTGGAACTCCTTCAACTGGCTTAGCTGAGTTTGAAATCGATAGACCATTTGTTGATGATGGTTTAGCCGCTTAGTTAAACTAAATTTGGAGAGGGAGATTTTCTCCCTCTCTTTTAATCTAAAAATAAAACAATTATGACAAATATTATAGAACCAATCAATTCATATAGAAAAGAAGAAAAGGATAAGCTTTTTGTTCAATTTTTCGACAAGAAAAAACAATATACTGACGAAGATTTGCAAACAATTGATGTCTTGGACGAAAATGGCAATCCTATTTATGATTTATATGTAGAAATCTATAATAAAGAAGACCCATATTCTGTTTTATGTAAAAAAGTAGAAGGAAACAATATCGCCGTAAGAAGCCCACAAGGAGCTATTAAACGATTTAACTATACAGAATATTATAAAAATGCTTATGCAATTTATTTAGCTAGAAAAGAAAATAAAGAAAAAGAAAGTGCTAAATTTGATGAAAGCGAACAAGAAATAAAAAAATTAAAAGCTGAACTAGAAAAATTAAAAAAACAAAATGAAAAAAAAGAAGCTAAAGAATCTAAAGCTTCAAATATTAAATCAGAAAATTTAGAGTAAAATGACTTTATTAACTGTTTGCCAAGATATATTAAGAGAAACTAAATCATCATCTATTCCCGCAACTATTATTGGGAATAATGATGATGTAGCAAAACAAATATTTCAAGCAATTAAAACAAGCATTACCGATTTAGCCAGAAATTACCAATGGCAAGAATTACAAAAGGAATATACCTTTTCTAGTGTTATTGGGCAAGCTGGCTATGATTTACCATCTGATTTTGACAGAATGATTGATAATACTTTTTGGAATGCTAATCAAAATTGGGCAATGATTGGTGGACTAACTCCCGAAAGCTGGAGAGTGCTTAAAAACTCACTTTTAACACAAGCAGAAACAGTTGAGTATTTTAGAATAAGAGGAAATCAAATAATTATACATAGAACGCCTTCAGTAGTAGAAAGCTATGTTTATGAATATATAACAAAAAACATTGTTAAAAGTGCTTCTAATGTCGCCCAATCAGAATTTTTAGCTGATACTGATAATACTGTAATTGATGAATATTTAGTTAGATTAGACACAACTTGGAGATGGTTGAAAAATAATGGAAGATCTTATGCTGAGGAAAAAAATATGGCAGAAAAAGCGATTGCCGAAAGAATAAAGGCTAATGGCTCAAGAGGAACAATAACAGCAAAACCAATTATAGAAATTTATAATTCTATGATTAGTGCGTATAAACCTATTAATGTATAATGAGATACGACAATAGACCATCACAAGCAGTTTTTGCAGAAAGAAACGGGCAAGCTAAGCGTGTAAATATAGAAGCACCATTTGGCGGTTTAAATACCCGTGATTCTGAAAGCAACATGGAAAAAACTGATGCTATTGTTTTAGAAAATATGATACCTGACCAAGGTGCTGTTCGTTCAAGAAATGGATTTACTGAATATTGTTCAATTACAGGATATGTTCAAACATTAATCGAACATTTTTCTGCAGGAAATAGAAAATTTTTAGCGTGCCATAACGGGAAAATAAGTAATATTACAAACCCAGCAAGTGTTGTTGAATTAGGCTCAGGATATTTAACTGATAAATGGCAATATGTAGCTTTTAATGGCTATACGCTAATGGTTAATGGACAAGATAGCCCTATTAAATATGATGGTTCAACAATTACCAGTAATGCAATTAATCCAACAGGAGGAACAGCCTCGGCATTAAACGGAATAAATATATTTAAAAATACTGTTTATGTTTGGGATACAAATTACCCTTATTTTTGGCACGGAGCAGTAAATGCTATTGCAGGAACATTTACCAAATTTGATTTATCTTATGTTTGCCCTGAAGGTGGCAATTTATTAAAAATGATAACAATTACTAGAGATGGCGGTGCGGGAGTTGACGACTATAGTGCTTTTATTATGTCTAATGGTTATGCAATTGTTTACGAAGGTGATGACCCCTCTAAACTTTCTAATTGGGCACTAGTTGGCGTTTATAGAATAGGAAAGCCTATGAGTATTCGCTCAACTGTTAAAGTTGCTGGTGATGTTGCTATAATTACAAATCAAGATTTTATCCTATTTTCTACAGCATTAGGCAATGAAGGACAACAAACACAAAATACCAAACTTAGCGGAGCAGTTCAATTAGCTACTAGAAATTATAGTTCTAATTATGGTTGGGAAGTTGTATCATATCCAAAAAAAGCATTATTATTCTTTAATGTACCAGTAGCTACTAACCAAATTTACGAACAATACGGATTTAATACTATAACTGGAGCTGGTTTTAAATTTACTGGATTAAATGCTATTACTTGGGGCATTTATAACGAAGACCTTTATTTTGGAGGTAATGGTAAAGTTTATAAGGCTGATAATGGCTTAGAAGATAATGGCTCTTACATCATTTGCAAAGCTCAAAGTGCCTACAACAATTTAGGCTCACCAGCAGAAAAAATTGTTAATGGATATAGAAATACTTTTAGAGTTGATGGAAGTGCGACAATTAACACAATAGTAAATTTTGATTATGCAAAAAATTCATCACAACAATCAAATTCAATAGAAGCAATAGGTGCTGAATGGGATGTAGCTGAATGGGATATTGCAGAATGGAGTTCTGAAAATCAAACACAAAACAAATTAATTTATTCGTCTGGACAAGGTGTAGATGTGTCTATGAGGATTGAAGCTAATTTAAAAGGACAACAGCTTAGTTGGTATAGAACTGACTATAGCGTAAATGTAAACAATATTTTATAAAAAATATATGGCATCATGGGATGAAATGACAGATAGTCAAAAATTTTTTAATATTGAACCTGAGTATCAAGATTGGTATAGTGCAGGAACTTTATCAAAAACTGGAAAATCTTTTAAAGAATTAACGGATTTAGAAAAAACTCAATATTTAACAGACCCTGATATAACAAAAAAAATTGCACCTTATGTTTGGTCTATGGGTGATTTAAGTCAAGACCAGAAAATTGCCCAAGCACAAACAATAATTGACCGTTGGAAAAATTCATTACCAACAATTTACAATACAACACCTAGCAATAATTCTATGGTAAATTCTTCAAACTACAACGAAACAAATCAACAATCTATGCCTGAACCATCTTTACCTAATTATAATGTTTTTGCAAAATTAAGCCCCACAGAACAAAAAGATATTTTAATTAATAATCCAAATATTTTAACACCACAAGGAAGTCAAATTTATGATGCGTTAACTAATACTATTAAATTACAAGAATCTAATTTTACTAAAAATCAAAGATTAGACCAAGAAAGATTAGCAATGCAACTTTCAAAAGCGTTATCTGGTAATTTACCTTCAACCGATAATGAAGCAGTAAGAAACGCAACATTTCAATTAGGAAAACAACAACTAGACCCTGAAATGAAAAGTCAAAGAGAAGCTTTAGCTCTTGAGTTAGCTAACAGGGGTATTCCGATAAACAGTGAAGCCTATAATTCAGCTATGAACAGACTCGAACGCTCACAAGGTGAACAATTAAATCAACTATCTTTGCAAAGCCAAATTGCGGGTATTCAAACTGCTGAAGCCCAAAGGCAAGCAAGATTTAATGAAATATCATCTTTGCTTGGTAGAAGTCAAGTTGGAACAGGTGCTAGTTTTGGGCAAATGCAATCAGGTTATCAAGGATTAGATTTGATGGGTGCTGAACAAGCAAATTTAAATCGTCAATCACAAGAAGCAATAGGAAGAAGAAATAACCGAACTATGCAAAATGCTGCTATGTGGCAAGCTGCAGGAAGTGCAATTGGTGGAATTGCAAGTGCTTTCTCCGATATTTCATTAAAAACTAATATTAAATTTGAAAATAAAATAAAAAATAACTTGCCAATTTATACTTTTGAATATATAAATAAAAACCATGGAGACGGACGCTTTGAGGGTGTCATGGCTCAAGATGTAGAAAAAACCTATCCACAAGCCGTCAGTATTAGTCCAGAGGGTTATAAAATGGTTGACTATTCTCAAATTGGCATAGAATTTAGGAGAGTTTAACATGATTAGCACATTTGGTAAGCCAACAAAAAGGCAACTATTAGAAAATGCCTTGGCACAAAGTCAACAAGTTCAACAATTTGCACAAAATCCTCAAAACTTTGGCGGTGGATATGCTGGTGGCTTTGGAGCAATTGCCCAAGGTTTAACTGCAGGTATTGGAGCTTATACAGCTTACAAACAAAGACAACAAATAGCACAAATAGAAGCCGAAGATAATCAAAAGTTTAGTGATTTTGCTATCCAAAAAGGCGATACTGATTTAGCTGGAATAGCTGAACAATTAACACCTGAGACTAAGCAAGCTTATTATATGCAAAAGTTGATGCCTGATATGATGAGAGGTTATGGTTATCAAGCTCCTGCATCACAAAGAGAATATGAATATTATAAAAATCTTTCTCCTGAACAACAAGCACAATATTTAGGACTTAAAAGAAATATTGCTGGAGAAGGTGGTATTGTTAGAGAAACAGGAAGTATTGATACATTAAGGGGTTATGGACAAGCTGGAGCACAAAAAACAGGAATGGAACAAACCGCTAAAAATGTTAGTGATTTAAATTACAAACCTGCAATTGCTGGAGCTTCAACTTTCCAAAGTGAAGCTGCTAAAACAGATGTAGAATCGCAAGAAAAAGCAAAAAATATAATTTCACAGGCTGATTCAATAGATACAACATTAAAACTATTAGAAACTCACCCTGGGTTAACAGATATTACAGGAGCTAAGGGGGGCGGTGCTATTCTATCTTATGTTGGTAAAAAAGAACCAATACAAGGAACTAACGCTGCAGGTGCAAAAGCATTATTAGACCAAGTTAAAGGTCAACAATTTTTACAAGCATTTGAAGGACTTAAAGGCGGAGGTCAAATATCTGAAAAAGAAGGTGAAGCCGCTACAAAAGCATTATCTGCTATTAATACTACTACCAGCGAGAAAGATTTAGTTAAAAATATTAAAACTTTAAGAGAAATAATGGCTAAAGCTAAAACTAGAGCAATCAATAGAGCTGGTCAAGGTTATCAAAGACCATCTTCAATTCCACAACAAAAATCAACAATAATTAAAAGATATAATCCACAAACTGGGAGGATTGAATAATGCCTAAACAAATACAGGTTGACAATCAAATTATTGAGTTTCCAGATGATATGCCCGATAATGAGATTGAGGCAGTTATTAAAAAACAATTTTATAGTCAACAACAACCTGAACCACAACAACAACCGCAACAAGAAGCACCGCAACAACCTAAAATGAGTCGTTTACAAGCATTATCAACGACTTCATCAAACATACCATTTGCTCCAAGAATAAAAGCTGGAATAAGTGCATTAACAGCTAAAACAATGGGTGGCGATGAGTCTATTGGTGCTTTTTATGATGAAGCTTTGGGCAATGAATTAAGAAAATTGAAACAAGCTAGAGAACAATATCCAGTTCAATCATTTGCAAGCCAATTAGCAACCGATATAACTGGCGGTGGAGTAATATTAAAAGGTTTAGGTTTGGCGGGAACAACGGCAAAACAAGTTTTAGCTGGTGGAGCTGTGTTAAGTGGTTTATCTGCAGGAGGAGAAACCGAAGCTGATTTAGCAAGTTCTCAAGGTCTATCAGATATTGTTGCAGGTGGTTTATATGGTGCAGGTGGTGGCGTAGTTGGGCAACAAGTGGGAAAAGCAATAGGTAAATCAGTTCCATTTGTTAAAAAAGCAATTCAAAGAGTTAAAGGAAGCACTCCTGAATCAATTTTATCAACAGTCCTAACTCCACAAGAAGCGGCAACACAAGCGGGTAAATTAGCAGGAAGAATAGAACAAGGAAGAATCACCGCTTTACCTGAATTAGGTAATGAAAATATTTTAGGATTAACAAGAATTTTAGGCAAAACACAAGGAAGCAATAAAATTATTAATGAATATATAAACAAAAAAACCGCAACCTCTGCAAAAAGAGTTGGTGATTTATTAAACAATAATTTAAGTGCGGAAAGTTATTTTAATAAACTTGATGATACAATTGCTAAAAGAAAAGATATTGCTAGTCCATTATTTGAAAAAGGATACCAAGAAGGCAATGAAGCCCTAAAACAAGCAATGTCAATGCCATCTACTGGCAATGCAAAATTTGGAAAAGTTAGAGAATTAATAAATGATGATAGGATAAAAAGTGCTATTATGACCGCAAGAAAAGATTATGGCATTAACCAAGAAATACCCGATGTTTCTATTGAAAGTTTGCATGGAGCAAGACAAGTAGTTGATGATATAATTGGTAGTGCTAAAAGAGCTGGAGAAAATAACAAAGCAAGAAGTTATATTGATTTAAAAAACAAAATTAATAATGTTATTTATGATGTAGCTCCAACAATGAAAGAAGCTGATAAAACTTATGCTGGTTTTTCTGCCTTGAAAAATGCACAAGAAGAAGGATTAAAATTTAATCAATATCGTAATGGCGAAGAAGTTAAAAGAGCATTTACAAAATTAAGCGATGGAGAAAAAGAAACATTTAAAATAGGTATAAAAGACTATTTAATTGGTAAAGTAGCTAAATCAAGCGATAAAAATCCCGCTAAAGCAATTTTTGGCAATCAATTAGAAAAGGAAAAAATAAAATCAGTATTTAATAATCCAAAAGAATTTGATGATTTTGCTAAAAGGTTAAATGACGAAATTAAAGTTTTTGATGTAAAACAAAGAATAGTCGGAGGGTCAAGAACAGACTTTAACTTAGCCGAATCAGACCAATTACTAGATAAAGTTGCTAAGGGAGCCGCTAATATTAAAAAAATTGGAGTAGCTGATTTAATTTTAGCTTCTGCCAATGCTATTAAAAGAAAATATTATGGTTTAAATGAACAAACAGCTAAGGAATTAGCCAAAGTATTAATTAATCCTAAAAAATCAGTTCAAGTATTAAACAATATTGTTAAAAAAGCACAAACAGCACAAGAAAAAGACCTAATACAAAAATTTACTGAGAATTTATCTAAAAAGAATTTTGCTAGAGCTATTGCCCCTTCGATGGGTAGAGCAATGGCAACAGAACAATTAAACAACGAAGGAGAACAAAATGGCATTTAATGGATCAGGAGTATTTAATAGAATATACAACTGGGTAAATGATAAAGCTAATGGTTATAAAATCACTGCTAGCCGTATGGACGGAGAATTTGACGGAATTGCTACAGGTTTATCTAATTGCATTACAAAAGATGGACAAACAACAATATCTGCGAATATTCCATTCTCAACTTATAAATTAACAGGTTTAGGAAGTGGAACGGCTCGCACCGATGCAATCAATGTTGGACAAGTGCAAGATAATCAATTTTTATATTTAGGAACAACTAGCGGTAGTGCTGACGCCTACACACTGGCACCATCACCCGCAATTACAGCTTACACGGCAACACAACAATTTACCGCAAAAATAAGTGCAACTAATTTAACAACAACCCCTTATCTGCAAGTAAGTGCAATTGCTAATCCAACAACAACAGCAGTAATTAAGAAGTTAAGTGCTACCAAAACAGAAATTGCGGTTGCTATTGGTGATTTAGTAGCAAATGGAATTTATACATTTCAAAGAAACTCTGCTAATAACGCTTGGATTGTTTTAGAATTATCAAACCCAGCCACCAACACAACCCAAGGCGTAGCATATCTTTTGCCAAATCGCAATATTTTAATCAATGGTGCAATGGCAATCGACCAAAGAAACGCAGGAGCAAGCCAAACTATTACTGCTGGCTCCGCTTTAGCCTATACCGTTGATAGATGGTATGCTTATTGCACGGGTGCAAATGCTACAGGGCAAAGAGTAGCAGGAACGGCACCAAATCAATATAATTACAGATTTACTGGAGCTTCAAGTGTATCTAAAATTGGATTTGCACAACGAATTGAAGCCACAAATTGCCAACATTTAGCTGGTAAAACTGCAACATTAAGTGTTGATTTAGCAAATTCACTTTTAACAACTATAACTTGGGTTGCTTCTTACGCAACAACTGCAGACGCTTTTGGAACAATTGCATCGCCAACAAAAACACAAATTGCAACTGGAACATTTACAGTTAATTCAACATTAACTAGATATGCGACATCAATTGCAATTCCAGCGGGAGCAACTACAGGTATTGAAATTGAATTTAGTGTTGGGGCTCAAACCTCTGGCACTTGGACTATTGGCAGGGCTCAATTAGAAGATACGCCAGAACAGACAACTTTTGAATATCGGACAATTCAACAAGAATTGAGTTTATGTGAAAGATATTTTAAAAAAACTTTTGCATTAGAAACAGCCCCAGCAAATAATGCGGGTTTAGCTAATGCGATTTGCCACAGAAATCCATCAGGAACAAATAATAATTTTTCGGAAAATTGGGATTTAAATATGCGAGCGACCCCGTCAATCACTACATATAACCCAAGTTCAGGAACAAGCGGATTTTGGTATACTGATGACAACGCAACTTCAATTGCAAGTGCCATAGAAGTCAATTTAAGCGCTAAAAGAGCAACAATTAGTCATCTTGGTGTAAGCGGAATTGCTAATTATGATTATTACATACATGCAACAGCATCTTCAGAACTTTAATTTAAAAAAAAATAATTTATGATAAAAGAACTAAAAAATGGTTGGGAAAATAATGGCTCGTTTATTCCAGCCGATGAAAATAATACAGATTATCAGGCAATCAAAAAATATATTGCTGATGGTGGCAAATATGAAAAATTTGATTGGTTGGCTGATGCTAAAGCACAAAAAATAAATGAGTTAAATTCTTTTATTTTTGCTGAAAAAACTAAACCTTATACAACTTTTACAGCTCCCGAGTTAGTCCCTTCAATTGTTAATGGAAAAACTCAATTTAAACAAGGTGAGCCTGTTAGCTTTATTTGGTATGTTGACGCTATTCCAAACTCAAAATTAACTCCTGAAAGCATTTTAAACAAATGCAATCTTGACATGACTAGTTGCATTAAAACTTCTATCCTTGATGTAAAATCAATTGATTTAGCTAGTTTAAGAGCAAATTTAGCAACTTGTTTAAACTCAAAAATAATTCCTTATACTACGACTATCACCAAAGAAATTGAAAACAAAAAAGTTCAATCAACTGGCATGGTTAATGTATTTCCAATTGCAGAATCATTGGCAAATCATATTCAACAAAGAGAAGTTAACAGCAATGTTTTAAATGGTATTTATTTGGAAAAAATTAATAATTGCAAAACTGTTCCAGAAGTTGAAGCAATTACATTTACCGCAGGAGCATAATGAAATCAGGATTTGACTTTATAGACGAACCAGTTTATACGCCAAAAAAGAATAAAAAAGATAAAATTATTCTAAAAAAAGATTTGCGTTTTTATATCAATTTTGCGGGTCAAAGACTGCCTGAGTTATACATCGTTCCAGCTGGCTTTGAATCTAACGGCTTTACTATTCCAACTTTACTAAAACCTTTTTTTAGCAACTTTGATGTTGGCGTTGAAAATGCTATTGCCCATGATTTTCTATATTCACCATTAAAAACATTTGACATGTTTCGCAGAGATGCGGATATGGCGTTTTACAGCGGTTTACGCAATAGTAGTTTAGAAGTATGGAAGGCTAAGGCTTTCTATATTGCTGTTCTAATTTTTGGCGGTAGCAAATGGAGGAAAAAGAAATGAATGAGTTAATTCAGATAATTAAATTGATGGAGCAAGCACCTAATTTCTCATCAATAACATTTGCAATATTTGCTTATTGTTTATTTCACACAATTAAAAGCAAAGCAAATAATGAGATAAATAAAAAGATGGACGAAAGGTTAAAACCTATAGAAGAAAAAGTAGGAAGTATAGAAAAAAATGTAAATTTATTAATTTCAAATATTTGCCCAAAAAATGGACTTTAGATTCATAGAATTTCTAAAAGAAATAATCAACGATGCTCTTTATGCTAGCATTGCCAAGCTTGCTATTGCTTTTTATTTGGGTAAAAAGTTTATTCAATTTTTGATTTCGGGATTTAACTTAGCATACAAAACTAAAGAAAAAGCAAATGAATATATCGAGTTAAAAAAAGATGTAATTGATTTAAAAAAAGACAATATTGAAAATAAAGAAAGAGATTTAAAAACCCATGATATATTAAAAGAATTACAACAAGATGTAAACGCATATAAAAATAGAACCCACAAAATAGAAAATGAAAATATTGCACTAACAAAAACCCTAGAAAAAAACATTAATTTACTTGAAAAATTAAACAACAAGTTATGAAAGAAAAACAATTACTCACAAAAGAATTAGGGGCAAAAATATATTCGATTATTTATTTAATTGCTTTTTTTGCGTATCCTACTTTAATTGCAATTGATATTTTGCACCCGATTAAAGAAAAAACATTTGACAATTTAGGAGGATTCCTATTTTATGCGGGAAGTGGTTTTTTTGCCATAATTGGCTTTGGAAACATAACACTATTTAGAAAGTAAAATGATTAATTTTATTATAACTTACGCTTTAAAAAGTAAAAATTTTTTTATTGGAATTATCGGCATAATTTTGTTTTTATTTATTATCGGTTTTGTTAATCATTATTTTCAAACTAAATATGAAATTAAAGAATATAAAAGGATTGAAGAAGAAACAAAAGTATATCACAAAGAAAATATCCAAAAACTAAAAACAACTTTAACAAATGCTAAAAATGCTAAAAAGATTGATTTTAATGACACTGGTAATCTTGATGACGACTACTTGCTCAAAGCCCTTGAGTAAGAGTTTATCACAAGAACAGCTTAAAGAATATACTGATTTATTGTTAGAACACCCTAAGCGTAATACATTTACTTTGGAAGAGCAAAAAAGAATTGCTTTATTACCAAAATCTTTTAAAGATTGGGCGGTTCAAGTAATTGAATATTCTAATTGTTTAAAATATCAAATTTGCAACGCTAAAAATGAATAAATATGTTAAATTTTCTAAACTTTAAAAAACCAACAAAACCTCAAATAAGTTCTCCAATGCCTACGGAATCCAAAACTAATGAAGTTGAAGTTAATACTTCGATAATTACTATTGATGATTTAGAAACTAAAAACTTTAAAAAAGAAGAGTGGTTTAAAACAAATACTGGATTAGATAACGCCCCCGCACTTGGTGTTTTAAATTGTTTATTGCACACTTCTCGCAAAATGCAACAAATAAGAGATGCTATTAATTTACCAATTGAAATTACAAGCGGTTATCGTTCAAAACTTGTTAATTTAAAAGTCGGCGGAAGTCCAACATCTAAGCATATGCAAGGGTTAGCTTGTGATTTTAATGTAATAAATAAATCACCAGAAGAAGGGGCAAAAATAGTTTTAAAAGCTTGCGAAAAAAATAAGATTAGTTTTGATAAAATGCTTATTGAAAGAGGGTGTATTCACATTCAATTTCAATTGACAGAAAAACTAAACCAAAATTTTGTAGGATTCGCAAAATTAGTAAATGGTAAATGGATCGTAAACAAAGCATAAATATATGATAATTTTTTTAATACTAATCTTACTAGCCTCACCAGCCCACGCACAAGAATTTTATGTTTATAAACCAGTAAAGATTACCGACGGCGACACGATTAAACTTGATGTTTCTAAAGAATCACCTTTGATTAAAAAGCTTGGTTTAAGCGTAAGAATTAAAGGTATCGATACTCCAGAGAAAGCTCCGAGAGCTAAATGCAAGAAAGAAAGCGAATTAGGGCAACAAGCTACTAAGTTTACTACTGATTTAGTCGGTAATAAAGAATTGCTTTTATCACAAGTTGAAAATGATAAATACGGCGGTAGAATTGTTGCTAATGTAAAAGTCGGAGGCGTTGATATTGCCCAAGAGCTGTTGAAAAAAGGGCTTGCAAGAGTTTATAATGGTGAAAAGAAAAAAAGCTGGTGCGATTAATCTTCTATTTTAAAATAACAAATTATTAGAAAAAAATAGAACTTTTATTAGAAAATTAATAGAAAAAGTGCCTTCAACCCGCTTAAACACTGTATCCAAAAAAATCGGATTTTTTTCAACTCAAGTTAAAGATTTAGTAATAAAAAAGAGTAAAATAGACATAACAAAAGAGTAAAAACCCCCTTGAAGCCTACAGAATAGCGTGTTTAAAATTTACGGATTTTTTGCCCTAGCTTGATACTTAGGTAAGCGATGAACCTACTAGGGCTTGCTCGTTCCAGAGGTCTTGGAGTTATTGCCTAAAACTAACATCTCTATTAGCCTTTCCAAAACTTAACCGCTTGATTAGTGAAGCCATTTCTGGCAATTTGACTAGCTCGGTTTTTAAGCGTCTAGTATGGTTTTATTTTAAATTGCATAATTTATAAGTCAAATTTATCTTAAAGCCTTTGGCAATCATAGCAATCGCAATCATCTAAGTTTGACAAATAATTAAAAAAAGTCATAATAAAAGATATAAAAATAATAAATCCCCTGTTGGTATCATTCCAATTAGCATAATTAAAATCAGCTAAAATAAATCCTGTAAAAAAATACATTATACCAAACACAATAAAAAATATTAAAAAAGCTTTAAGTAATTTCATATTATTTGCAATATAGTTTTATAGACATATTTTCGCAAGCTCCAAATGCCCGCACATCTTTTGTTGTATCTGCTTTTATACATTCGAGAATAAACTTGCTTTGTTTTTCACTATCGCAAATAGGGTCTTTACCTTTAGTAGTATTTATAGGTAAAGAAAAAATATAAATAAAAATACTAATTAAAAATATTATCCCAAATGCCTTCATATTTAATAAATTTATAATATTCATATTAAAACCTCCAAATTAAATAAATTAACGCAATCACGCTAACTACATAGCCAAAAGCATAATTAATCCTTTTTTCTTTCCATGGTAATTCTGAATATTTCTGATACATGAAAGAATGAAAAAAAATAAAAATAAATGTAAAAATAAAAATCATAAAACTCCTGTAATTGTTATTAAATCAAAATATATTAACAGTTTTAAAACTGCGTAAATGCACATTAAAACCGCTCCACTTGCACCAATTTTATTGGTTATTTTTGAACCACAAAAAAAAAGAATAATTGCTATGTGTTGAAGAAAATCTAAAAAACTCATGTTTAAACCTCAAAAAATAAATATTCAGGATATCTTTGTTTTACCAATTTACGTTTTAAAATATAAACTGATAATTTTCTAGTAATGGGTGATTTAACATCTTCTATTACCAAACTTTTTTTTTCATTGTCATAATAAACAAAATCAGCTATATATTTAGCCTCTCTTTCCTTTATGCCTCTTTTATCTGTAAATTTTTCTACTAACTCAAAAGAAACTTGTTTATTTAGAGATGTAATAACTCCCGCTTTCTGCAACAATTCAAGCTCTAAGAATCGCTTACGCTCTTTCCTACTATCAAAACCATCTTTGGTTTTAACATTTTTATATTTGTTGTTTTTACGATAATAATTCATATTCTTTTTTTAAGTTTTCATATTGATTTAAACGCTCTGTATATCTACCAGAGTTGATAAAATTTTCGAGTTCACTAAGATGGTTATTCCTTATAAAACTGTCTTGGTCGTAAAATAAATATTCTTCTACGAAATTATCATGTTTTAATATAATATAATATTTTTCAATTGTATAATCATCGTCAAAATTACTTATTATAGTAGTTCTTTCGTTAAGATGAATTGCTTCTATAATTCTACCAAAACTCAAATCAATTTGTTTGCCATAGAAATTAATAAATCTTGCTTTTTTAAGCTTATTTTTTAATTCCTTTTTAGCTTTATATTTTTTCCAGAATTTCATAACATTTTAATATAAAATTTATATCCAGTTTTTTTAAAAAGAAAAAAATCACTAAACCCGACTTTCTCTAAAACCCGCATGCTTGCAAGATTATCTTTTTTAACAATAGCAATTAAAAATTTGTAATTATTCTTAATTTTTTTGATATAATCATTTAGCTCTTGAGTCATCATTCCTTTATTCCAATACTCTTTGTCTAAATCATATTCAAGCTGTGGCACGCCTGAATCGTAATAATTAAGTATTTGTATTTTACCGACTTCTTTGCCTTCTCTAATTATGCTGTGATAATTTGTAAGCTTAGCCGTTGTCATTTATATTTTTTCATTGATTATATTTAAAAACTCATTTTGATGTGAGAAATGCGGGGCATGACCACAAGTAAACATTATTTGTAATTCAAAATCTTTAATTTGTTTTAAAAACAATTTATATTGTAAATGATCAACCACCATATCACCACTACCACAAATATAAATTGTTTTTGGAAAATTTGTAAAATTGACACTAAAGCAATTAAAATTTTTTAACTCTGTAAGCCAAGAATATAAATTATCAGTATTTTCAGTATTAATCATATTTTTTAACACATCTTCGGGATTTTTATCGTTTAAAGCCGTTAGATTTGCTAAATACGCCAATGCTTGTTCAGGCTCTTCATCTAAAACATTTTGGAATTGTTTAAATAACTCTCTTGACATTCCTACTTGATTTTTATCATCCTGAACGAATTGAAATGGTGTTGCTATTAGAATTAATAGTTTTGGTTTCAATATTTGTTTTTCAATTAATCTAACTGCAACTTGCCCTCCAAGACTCCAGCCAATAACAACTTCGTTGTCATAAGCTTTTAAATCACGGGTTAATAAATCCTCAAAATTTTTAGTTTGAAGATAGTCTAATGCAATTACATCTTTATTGCTAAATACATTTTTAAAAGTTTCAGGCTCTTGTCCAAAACCGCTTAGTATAGTTATTTTAGTCATTATTTAATATTTAATTGTTAATTTCTTGCCAGCTTTCACATCGCCGACTTGAATTGATTTAGCTTTCTCAATTGCTTCATTAATACTTGCTTCATCGTGATAAGATTCATTGCTATATTTTGCTTCAATCTCAAATTGATTGGATTTAAACCTAGCGTATTTATAGCCTTTCATTGATTGTTTAACTTGCTCACGAATTTCTTTCTCAATTGCTTCATATTCTTTCTTTGCTTCTTCTAGCTCTTTTAATCGAGCTAATTTAGCCGACAAATCACTTTCAAGTGGTAATTCAAGCGTTCCGTTCTCAAGTGCTAAAAATTCGTCAATTTGCTTATCTTTTTTAGTTTTTTCGCTATCGTCTTTATTAAACAAAGTGTTTCTTTCAAATTCAGCACTAAACCAAACTAAACTTGCAGTTATTGCACGAATTATTTTTGTATCTAATCCAACCTTGAAAGTTTTTGATTCTAATATCTGATGTTCCTTATCAACTGTTTTAACTCCCGCAATGTGAACCTCACAAATTTCTTTTTCATGGAGCCACAATTGAGCTTGAGCTTGAATATAGTAATTAAAGGGCAAGCCGTCATTCTCAATTTTAAACCATTGTGAAATATCAGTAGTTTTACATTCTAAAATACTGTTATCGCTTAAAAGATAATCAATAGTCGCACGAAACGGGAATTTACAACCTTTAATTATTTTATCTTTTTCAGTTTGAGACTCAACAATTAAAACAACAATATTTATACTTTCATCATCAATTTCGATAGTTTCTTTTTGTTTATTTAAATAATCTTTTTTTACATCTTCCTCCATTTCCTTGCCACGAGACATAGCTTTGTTGCTAGTAAACTCGTTAAATCGCTTAAATTGCTCTCTATCAAGCATTAACTTTTTACCAAGTGAATATCTCGTTTCAAGATAATTAGGCATCGCCTGTAATTTCTCGTTGATTGTTTCGCTAATTAAATTCTCAGCAAGCAAATTAGCCGAGTATTCTTTTAGGAGACCAGCAACTTCGCTGGCTCCTATAATTCCAAATCTATCTGTCATTATTCCCCCTCCTTAGCAATTCTAAACTCTTCTGCTTTAATAGCGTCAATTTCTTCTTGAGTTAAAGCCGTCTCTTGTTTTTCAACAATTTCATCTTCAACTTCAAAATCAACTTTTGGTAAGTCATTAATAATTTTAGGCTCTTGTTTAACTTCTTGGTTTAAATCAAAATTTTCGTTATCCTTATTTACAAGATTATCCAATAAATCATTATTCAATCCTGCAAATATAACTTTGCAACCCCTGCGAATGATTGCAACCTTTGCTTTTTCTTCAAACCAAGCTTTCCAAATAAAATCTTGTTTGGCACTGCCTTTGATTTTATTTATTTCTTCTTTAGAAACTGCTTCAATTTTAGCAACCTTTCTATTGCCAAGGGTAAAAGAAATATAGCAATAACCGCCAATGATTTTATCTTGTCCTGCGAAGGAGTCTTTAATTGTGTGAGTAAATTCTTCAATATCGCCATTTCTTTTAATTGAAAAAATATCACCTTCTTTTACAAGGTTAACAACGATATTTGCATCGGGATAAGCTCTTTTAATAGCGTAAATAAAACCACGATAACCAACTTGCAATTGAGCATTATTGCCATATTTTACCAAATGACAATGTTGCCTTGAATCAATTTCAAGCCCTAAGTCAACTGCTTGTTTTACTGCCGTTAAAATTGAAAGCGGAGTGCAAACTGATAAATCTTTTTTTGGGTCTGATTTACTTTTAGTAATTTCAAGTAATACTGACTTAATATATTTATTAGCATCGCCATTGTAAAATTGCGGTAATTTATCTAATAATGTTGTTTCGATTTTTTGAATTACTGATAATTCTTTAGTTTCATTTTTCATAGTTTTGTTTAAGTTAAGTTAATATTTTTTTGTAGTGTAGCCCTAGAATAATCGTGGGTTTGTTAATTGTCAAGTCCTATTATTTATTTTTTTATATCCCCATTAATTGTTTAAATATCTCCGATTTTTTATAACAAATTACATAAGGTTTTGTCTTGGAAAAAACATAATAATCTTTATATTTCTTAAGATTAATTTTTTTGTAATGCGATTTGAAATTACCCTCAAGGCAATCTTGATGAGCCTCAATCTTAGTTTTAATAGAGCAAATATTTTGCCTAGTAGTCCCAAGCTTTTTAGCAATCTCAGTTAAAGTTTTACCTTCAACCAAGCCAAGTTCCTTGATTTTTTGCAATATTATAAAATGCTGTGTTTGTGCTTCGTTGTTGTTCATAAATTTTTAAAAAGTTGTTCGCTTTCATTGCGAATTTTTGCAATTTTTGCTTCAGCAATAAGATGGTCTTTGTGTATCTCTATAATATTTTGCACAAAAATCGCTGTAAGTTGCACTTTATTAATTGCCGACATGGATTCTTTGAAAAGCTTATCTTTTCGCTCCTGTTCTTGGCGTTTTCTTTTAAGAAAGAACATACTATCTCCCCTCATTCATTTCCCGAAGCTTCTCGGCTTTAGTAGCTTCATCTTCAATTCTATTTTCAATTATTGCGTCATAAAAACCGTCGTCCCAAATTTTATTGACATATTTTTTTGGTAAATATATCTCGCAATTTTCAACATTATAGAAATAAATTTCTCGATATTCCTCATGGTCGCCCATAGGGTCAATATCATCTTTAATAAAAGACTTAACCGCATTATCAATAAATGTTTCAATTGCTTCTCTAATATTCTTACCAGCACCTTCAATGCCGTATTCTGTATTGTGAAATCTTATTTCCTGCTTTGCCCTGATTAGTCTTTTCATTTCCGACACGCACAAGAGTTTTTGCAACTCTTGCTGTATTTCGAGGTTTTCTTTATCAGTTAAAGCCTCAATATATGGCACGACTGGAGAATTTAACGATTGCTTTGTTTTAGCAATGCCGTAAGCAACATAATTAACGCCTAGTATATTTGTTTGTTCGTCATATTCACAAGCTTTGAAAAGATTTTCAAGCCATGTCCAAGCATCTTGTCCTTTTAATTTAAATTTAATTTGAATATGCTGGTTTCTTGCAAAAATTTCTTCTTTGTTTTTTACTAAAATATAGTTTTTCATAGTTTATAAAATTAAGTTAATATTAATAATATTCTTTTACTTCGTTGCAAAATAAATCGCGTGATGTTCTTTCGCATTGGAGAACTAAATCCTCTCCCTCTTCATCGCTCATTGGATTCGCCGCTTTCGCACAATTTATAATAAACTCCGCTCTTTTGTCATTATCTTTGCATATTGTTTTCCATCTCCATTCTGGCTCAGCTTTATGCTTATCAAATGTGCATTTTGCAACACCAAAACTTATCCCTAAAAACAATAACACCAATCCGCAAGCGAGAATACTTTCTGTTTTGTCTCTCATAAATTATTCATTTTTTTCAAATTGTTTTAAATCTTCAATCGTGATTGGTTTATCGCAATTATCATAAATCCAAGTTCTAGCTTGCTCAAGATTATCGCCGAAAATAGCATTACCAATTTCACTGTGTAATATAACCGCAGGGTGGTCATCACCATCATAGATAGCCATTTGTTTTTCTGCATCTATCCAGTTTTGATAGATTTCGTTAGTAATTTCTAATGTTTTCATAGTTTTGTTTTTGTTTTAAGTTAATAATTGCCTTTTTACAGAAGGCTAACTGCAATTGTAGTGGGACTTGAACCCACACAAACACTGTGCTAGAACCTTTCTACCATTGATAATGCGTATTTCTACGACTAGCTTCGTCTATACAATCTACCCTTTATCCAGAGGGGCGACCAAGCCCGTAAATAAAGTATTTTCGCACCATCTTTTGCTGTGCCAGCTAAATATTTAAAAAGCTAGCGAAACTAAAGTTAAAACTTTTAATTTAAACTTTATCGGCTTGTCCCGCTAGCCATTTAAATATTCACGATTTTGGCTGACGGAGCAGGACTCGAACCTGCGACATTAGAGTTAACAGCTCTACGCTCTACCAACTGAGCTATCCGCCAATATATATTAACTATTTCCCTCATTAGTTTTTTTTGTAGTGTTCCAATCAATATAATAGGGGTTGTTTTAATTGTCAAGTATTATTTTAATTATTTTTATAATAATTTAAAATTAAGTTGTTTTTTACCAATAACATCATCAATAAATTCATTGCCGACAAGGTCATCATCGGCACTGGATAATATTATTTTTGTTTTAGTAATGTCTTTTATTTCTTTTGCAATATCTAGCCCTAATTCACCATTAAGATTATTATCTAATATGATTAAATCATAGTTATTACTTCTTAATAATTCTAATGCCTCATGCTTAAATTCAACACAAGTTGTTATATGTCCCGCTTCTTTAGCTTGATGCTTCCAAACAAAAGTCATAAATCGGCAATCTTCAATTATTAAAATGTTCATAGTGTTGAAATAACACCTAATATTGCGATTACGCAAGGTAAAATTACAATAATTGTTAGCATATTAATTTTCCTCCTTTGGATTGAAAAAATGTTTGCCGTTTCGATAAATAATATCAACTTTTTGTGGATGAGGTTTTATTTCTAAATAATCATTATCATAAAACCAATATGTTCCGCCAAAAAAGCAAGGTTCTAGTGTGTGTAAATTTCTTTCAATTCCCAAATCACCTTTTTTTGGTTCAAAAATATGTTCTGATTCGGGAGCAACATAGATTTTATAACCACTTAATTTTTGATTGTAAATACCTAGCAATTGAATTAAAACATTGTAAATATTTTCAATATCTACATGAAAACTTAATTTTTTATCTGAAAAATCGTTTTTATATGATATATAAAACTGAACACCAAACTCTTTATTCATGTAAAGTGCTTGAATTGGGCAATTATAATATTTTTTTTTCATAATTCTCCTTATTTATTAATTTTAAAATCGACAACCCAAACAAATGGATTAGCCTCAAATTTCTCTTTGGGTTTTCTGTGTGTTGCGTTCCAAAGGCTAAAAAATGAATCTTTAGCTTTTTTGTAAGCCGAGCATTGATATTCCCACTCATCAGATTGTTTTTTTGTTATTGTTCTTCCGATATGTCCGTGCCACAAATAATTTGTATAACTATCATTTTTTTCTATTTTATGAACTTTCAAGACATGTTTCATTTCTTCTTCTGTAAAAAGTTTATTTACCCCTTCTCTAATCGCATCATCTTCACTAATATCCGCCAAGCGTTCAACTTTAACATCAATAATCTCCAAAGTTATGCGTGAGTGTTCTTGCTTCATGTGTTGGGCTGGTTTCCATTTTCTTTCTTGCTTACTGTCAGCTTCTAAAGTTATTATCGGATTTCCTTCGTTGTCAAAGCTTCTTGCAAATTTCTCCTTCACAAAAATCTTTTGTCCTACTTGGTAGGGGCATTTAAACTTTTTAGTCTGCTCCCATGTTGCTTTCGGATTTATGAAGTTGTGCGTGCCGATATCTTTATTTCTAATTGAACTAGCAACTGTTGAAAAAACTTGATTTTCGTTAGTTGGCTGAACTTTAATCACCTCCCTAAACTGCGTTTTATTTCCCGCAATTATTGCTTGCACTTCTTGTGCGTTAAATATTTTTCCTTTCATAGTTTATTTATTTAAGTTGTTAATAACCTCTTCCACTTTATCAAAAGTAAAATCGGTTTTTTCTTTGATAATATCATTCATTTTCTTGAAATTGCCAGCTTCAATTAAATCCTGATATTGTTTAATGCTGTCGAAATATTTAATAAAAATATCTCGATTGTGATGATAAAATTTTGCTTTACTTTCATTAATAGTTTTATTGAGTATGTTTTTAATATGAATCATTTTGCTCCTGTATTTCAGTGAATCTTCCGTAGCTACCATTAAAAGTAAATCTAGCGGTTTGCGGTTCTCCTTCTCTAGCTTTAGCGATTATAATTTCGCATAATCCCCTAACTTTGCTTAATTCACGCTCCCAATCAGCATAATCGTTTGGTTCATAAATTTTGCTTGGCATAGCCCTTTCAAGGTAATATTCTGGGCGAAAACAAAACATAACAATATCTGCATCTTGCTCTATGCTTCCAGAATCTCTTAAATCGCTTAATTGAGGTCTTTTATCTTGTCTTTGCTCAACTGCCCTTGATAACTGAGATAACACAACTATAACTATTCCTAGCTCGTTTGCGATGTCTTTTAAAGAATTGGTTATTTGTGATACCTCTTCGTTTTTGCTCCAAGTCTTACCCTCTGATTTAATTTTGCCAAGATGGTCAATAAAAACAATTTTAGTTTTGAATTTATCAATCTGTCTTTTAATCTTTGCTCTTAAACTTCTTATTGTTATTCCTTTTGTCGGATAATCGATATTGAATTTTAATTCTCCAATTCTTTCGCCAGCATTGCCTGCAATTTTTAATTCTTCAATGCTAACATCGTTTAGTTTTATTTTTTTAAGATTAATGCTAGCTTCATTTCCAAGAATCTTTGAAACAATTTGCTTAGAAGTCATTTCAATTGAAATATAACAAACATGGTCATTTTTAGCGATTTCTTTTGCTAAACAAAGACTAAATGTAGTTTTACCCATAGAAGGGCGACCAGCAATGATAACAAGATAACCCTTATTAAATCCTCCTGTTTTCTCATCTAATCCACTAAAACCAGTTGAAACAATTTCATTATTAGTTTTATACATTAAATCATTTAACTTTTCTGCAACAACATTAGCGATTGGTTGCGGTTGAGTTTGCTCGTCAATATCAAGACTTTCTATTTTTTGATAAAGATTGCTTGATAAATCATGAAACGAATTTGATGGATTAGAAATATTTTTTAATAACTCATCAATATGTTTTTTTAACTCTCTACGCTTCCAGCAATCGATTATTATATTCGCATAGTCTTTTACTCCAAAACTCGAAGCACAAGATAATAAAGTTGAAATATATTTAAAACCTCCAATTTTTTTAATATCCTCATCTGTTTCAAAGAGTTGCTTTAGTGTTATTTTATCAGCGATTACCGAAGATTCTAAGCATTTAAGAATATGTGA